TATTGACCTGTATATGATTCCACGCGTCAACGTGGTAAACGGATTGACCGATGAGGATATTCGTCGTTGGGGATGGCGAATCAATGACAAGGGTTGGGTAATGTTCCCAGATTACCAAACCAGATTGTATAAGAATACTCCAGAAATCAAATGGGAAGGTAAAGTTCACGAACGTATTGTAGGATATAAAACTACAGCACCGCTTCCAGAAGAAGAAGAATGGTGTCTGTATCATATAAAAGACATTGACCGTCAACGTAAACAAAATGACTATTATGACACGATTGCACGCTAACCAAGCATACACCTACGACGATATTCAACTTATCCCTGCCTATTCGGATATCGAATCTCGTCAAGATATTGACCTCACCACGAAACTTACTACTAATTATAGTATTAGGGTTCCGTTTGTCGCATCTCCAATGGATACCGTTTGTGATAGTGAGATGGCAATCGCAATGGCAGAACTCGGTGGTATCGGGTGTATCCATCGTTTTCTGACTATCCCACAACAGGCTCACGAAGTCGCATTCACTAGTAAGACAGTAAAGAATCGTGATTGGTGGACGCCGCACGTGATGGCGGCAATTGGAGCAAATGGTGACTATCTCGAACGTGCACAAGAGTTGGTCAATAACGGTGCGAATATTATTTTGATTGATGTTGCACACGGATATCACAAGTTTGTTCGTGATGCAATTCTTAACTTGAAGAAGAATCTTCCATCTACTGTAGATATCGTAGCAGGAAATATCGCTACTGGAAAGGCAGCAGAAGCACTCCAAGATTGGGGTGCCGACGCACTTCGGGTTGGAATCGGTGGTGGTTCTCTCTGCACCACTCGTATCAAGACAGGATTTGGTGTTCCGAATGTTACTTCGTTAGCAGATGTAGCGACAGTAGCAAACGTTCCTGTGATTGCATGTGGTGGTATCCGAAATAGTGGTGACATTGCGAAGGCATTAGCAGTTGGTGCGAACTCCGTTATCCTTGGGTCACTTATCGCTGGAACGAAAGAAGCGCCTGGTGCAATTATCGAAAAAGGAAACGGATTGTATAAGCGCTATCGTGGTGCTGCGTCCTTGGAAACGAAGAGTGTCCATAACCAAGCAAAGCGAAATGTTGAAGGAGAATCAACTATCGTACCTTTCAAGGGTAAGGTAAAGTTTGTCATAGATGGTTTAGTTGATGGGTTACGGTCAGCATTGTCATATGCGGGCGCGAGTAATTTAACCGAGTATTTTCCTGAATCTGTTATTGTTACCAATGCAGGAGTTCGTGAGGCTCAACCGCATTTACTTTAATCGGAGGAAACAATGCGACAATTAATTGCATTAATTATCGTCGTTATGTTATTTGTAGTATCGAAAGGTAAAAATGATGTATTTGTACCGAAGAAAATTGTCTTGTCCAACCCAACACCAGTTGAACAGTTCATGGATAAGATTGCAGAGATAGAAACTCCAGGCGGTGGATATCAGACCGTAAATAAATACGGAATGATGGGACGTTACCAATTCAGCCCAAGTACCGTCAGAGTGTTGGGGTTCAATATCAGTAAGTCAGAGTTTTTACGTAATAAGGAAATTCAAGATAGTGTAATGGTCGCATATATGCGTGCCAACGAACGGACGTTATATCCCGTTATTAGACAATATGAAGGAAAAATAATTAAGGGTATTAAGATTACCCGAGCCTCTATTTTGGCTGGTGCACATTTTGCGGGGTCAAATGGAGTAATTGCATTTTTTAACAATAATAGTACAACTGGTACTGTTGATGGGTTCGGTACCTCGTTGAAAAAGTATATGTCCTATTTCAGCGACTTTCATTTACCCCCATTGAGAGGATAAAATGTTAACCATTTTAGTAGTAACATTGTCACTCGTCGTGTCCGTTTTATCATATTCGTGCTGGAATCTTCTCAAAAAGAACGAAGAACTGGAAGATGCCATCAATATGTTCTATGCCCGTACTAATGCTACGGTCAAGTATATGCGATTTATGGACGAACGCCAGATGTTTGAAAGTGACGATGAAGTAGGAGAAGTATTCAAATTATTAGTTGGGTCTGTAGAAAATCTCTACGGATTCGTTACGGAGATTCGCGATGGTAATACAACCACAGAAAAAGAGGCAGACCAATAAGGTTTACTTTACTCAGGAAACTGAAGAAGCAATTATCAAATATAATAAGTCAACCGACTTAGAAGAACGAGAACAAATATTTAGAGAAAAAATATATGGACCGCTTGATAAACTAGCAGAGAATGTTATCAATCGGTTCAAATTTCCATATATGGAGGGTACCTTCGACGAAATTAAGGCGCAGGTAGTCTCTTTTCTTGTTATCAATCTTCACAAATTTACTGAAGATAAGGGAAAGGCGTTCTCATATTTCAGTGTAATTGCTAAGAATTACTTGATTTTACACAATAATAACTCGTATAAGGAAGAAAAGCGAGTACTGTACTTCTCAGACCAAACCGAAGATTCATTTACTTTAGAAGAAATGTTGGTCGTGGAACCAGAAATCAAAGATGGTATGGTTGATATGAAGGAATTTTTAAAATTACTAGTAGAGTACTGGGAATTTAATTTAGACCGATTCTTTAAAAAGAAGCGCGACCGTGAAATCGCTGCAGCAATTGTCAAATTGATTGAACGTATTGATAATATCGACAATTTTAACAAGAAAGCCCTCTACCTAATGGTACGGGAAATGACCAATTATAAGACTGCTCATATTACCAAGGTCATTAACAAGATGCGACCCCAAATTATCAAGATGCTAAACGAATTCCGCAGATATGGACATCTTTCTGACCCCACGACATATTTCTCGTATAAAAAATAAATCCTATCTATTTATATTATAGGATTTTAGGGGGTTTTCTATGGATATCAATTCCGAACTGTACGATGGGAAAAGTCTAGCTGATATTTTCTCAGAAATACACAAAAATACAGACAGTAAGCGGGCACAAATCAACTCGTTTATTATGAAAATGGTCCAACTCATCCGCACTCCTGAAGATGCGGCGGTGATTGGACCTATTGTGCAGGGATTCTTGGAAGTAAACGTCAAGAACGACGAACACTTAGTCCGTGTTGCACAAATTGCACAACGTATTGTGTCTGTTGGTGTGAAATCTAATGCATCATTGGACAGTCTATTATCAGAAGAAGAGAAAAACGCTTTACTAAAAGATATCAAGGTAGAAATCCAAGACCTTCAAGAAGATGTGAAGGACTTAGATGATGTATTCGCAGAGACAAAATAATGTCATCTTTCGGACCTACCGCATATAATATAGACATTAATCAACTTGGGGCATCACAGTTCCCAAGATTTGCGGTTACTCAACCAACACCGTATCAAGACGGATTGGTGGAAGATGTTATTTTAAATGAGTTACATCCAGAATATGCACCAGATGGAAGTAATGTCGGAATGGTAAAAGTACGATTTATTCCAGGTGACCGTGGAGTTCCAAATTGTTTTATACACGAAGAATTAACTCTACTAACAAAACGACAGAAAGTTCATGGCCTGGATTGAGTGAAAGATTTTCACCATCAGTAGATACACAAGATAAAAGTAATTCAGCACAACTAGCTGCTCAAGGTGGAAGCCCATACAGACCGTGGGGATTGAAACAACAGTTTAGTTTGGGTGATGAATTTAGTGAAAACCCTAGTGTTCGTATGCTGCGTCCAAACGAAGGAGATTTGATTATAAACGGACGATTCGGAAACACTATTCGGTTTGGTTCTAGTCTATTTAGTAGTCCAAATACTTCTGCTCCACAACCAAATTTACTATTAACAGTTGGGCAAAGTCCAAATAAAGTTACTTCTATTGATATTAATAATGACGGAACAAACGAGACAGTTGTTGGGGGACCATACGGATTAACCTACGAAGATATTAATAAAGACAAAAGTAGTATATGGATGGTAGTAGATGAAAAGATAGTATTAGACCCAGCTACAAAAACCTCTACTTCACACCTACGGTCAACTGAATCATCTGATTCTACGAAGTATACTGGGGCACAAATATTTGTAAATTCTGATAGAGTTATTGTAAACAGTAAATTAAATGAAATATCATTGTTTGCCAAAAAAGAGATTAATCTAAGTGCAGTGGAGTCAATTACAATAGATTCTGCAAAATCAGTGATGATTACAGCAGAAAAAGATATAAAGTTAACCACCCCGGCAGATATGGTATTTAGTGGGAGGTCAATTTCATTAAATATTGGAAAAGATATTTCTTTAACATCGTCCGGAAATTACATAATATCTGGTCAAAAGATATTTATAGGTGCGTCACCAAATGACCCATCACAACCGATGGTATTGGGTGGAGAACTAGCAAAGTGGTTGTTTGACTTTATCAAAGTATTGGCAACAGCAACAGTTATAACATCGACTGGTCCTGCATTCTTTAACCCAACGGTTACAACTGAATTAACTAGACTATTAGGATTACTTGGTTCTGGAAACCCACAATCGGCGGTGTTCAATAGTACTACTAATTTTACCTCTAAAGATAACAAATAATTATGTCAATACCTAGTAATTTGTTACCGATAAATAATCCGTTTAGAGAAGAAACAGAAGAAATAACGCCAATTACAGTTTCACCTAATGTTGCTGGCGGAGTACCAAATAATCTATTACCAGTAAACGCTAGTGATATATCAGCATCATTTCAATCATTTACTGGTCAGATACCAACAGTAGATGCACCACAAATACCAGAATTTGCTATATTAAACACGGTTTTACCAGATAGACTGTTTACAACTGGAAGTTTGGACCAAGTTAGAGCAAGAACCCTTGGTTCAGCAACAACATATCTAAACAGTCTACCTGCGTTACCAATAGTTCCGTCTATACCAACAACTATAATTCCTAAACCAAGAATACCATCTTACGGTCAAATTAAGAATTACATAGAAACAAAAATAGACAGAATAAAACAACAACGTCAAAAAGCATCAGTTAAGGCACTAGACACAGAACTTAAAAAACAAGAAAATCCGTTCAAGTATAGACAATCATTAAAAAACCAAGAAACACGAAACACGGTTCTTGGACGATTCAATAACCAGTAGAGGGTAATAATATGGATAAAGCACTATTTAGAGCATACGTCAAGGAACTGGTCAAGGAACAGATTGAAGAATCTGTAGAAAAAGCAGTTAAGAAAATCCTTCCAGAAATTCTTGGTGAAGCCGTTGCGGAAATCAAACAAACACAAGCAAAATCAGTTAATGAAACTGCAACTGCAAAACCAAAATTTTCTCGTAAATGCCAACACCAGAAGGCGTAGACCCAAATAATCCAGCATTACAAGCAATCAATAAAGATTATTCGGCATTGATGAAAGCAATGAAGTTGACCTAATTGGAGATTTAGATGGCTCAGAAGTTTATCGGAATTACATTACCAGTACGTTTAGGCCAAACAGGAATGTTCGACCAATCTACCACAGTAATTCAACAAGTTCGTTCTAACTTTAAGAATCTAATTCTTACCAAGAAAGGAGAACGCGTTGGACAACCTGATTTGGGATGTGACTTGTGGAAAATATTATTTGAGCCATTGACCGAAGAGACACTGGAAAACGCTCGGTTAGCGGTCGCGGAAGCAGTAGACCGTTGGTTACCATTCATAGAATTGACGGATTTTCAAATTAATAAAACAGATGATGAAAATATCATTAATATAAAATGTAATTATAGGTTTAGACAGAATCGTAATGTTGAAGATGAAGTGAATATATTGACTAATTCGTTGGGTGCAGAAACAGTTTCATTCAGAACAGAACCAACAACTCCTGGAGGTATAAATACCTACGCCGCAGAAGTTGCAAATGCTCGTCGTATCAGAAGAATTCAAATGGGAGCAGTAAATGGCTAGTAATCAATCAGTAACTATACAACCTAGACCAAATGTTAAGCAAATTAATTATGTCTCAAAGACTTTTACCGACTTTAGACAAAATTTAATAGAATTTGCTAAGGCATACTATCCAAACTCATATTCAGATTTTAATGAAACATCTCCTGGTATGATGTTTATTGAAATGGCATCATATATTGGTGATGTCCTTTCATTTTATATTGATAATCAATTCAAGGAAAATTTATTAGAATATGCGGAACAACAAGAAAACGTCATTTCAATTGCACAGTTTCTTGGATACAAACCAAAATTAGTTTCACCATCGACAACAATTGCTACACTATATCAGGTTGCACCAGCAGTACTTGAAAATGGTGTCTATGTTCCTGACCCAAAGTATTTAGTTAAAGTAGCAAAGGGTAGTACTTTTTCCTCAGTCGGTCAAACCTCTATTCAATTTAGATTAACTGAAGATGTAAATTTCTCTGACATCACATCAGAAAATTATATCGTTAACACATTTTCTGGTGGAAATCCATCAACATTTATTATCACAAAACCTGCACCGTTAGTAGCAGCAGAAGAAAGAACTACTACATTTACGTTTGGAAGTGCACAAAAATTTACATCAGTATTGATGCCAGAAGAAGATATAATTGGTATAGAAAGTATTGTTGATTCAAACGGAAATACTTGGTATGAAGTAGATTATCTTGCACAAGATGTTATTATGGATGAATTAGATGTCACCTCAAACGGTGAAACTGGAGTCTTACCTTCATCAAAATTACGTTTACGTAGAGTTCCACGTAGATTCGTAACCAGAATAAACAGAAATTCTCGCATGGAATTAGTATTTGGTTCAGGAACGGATAATGAAGCAGAACTCAATACCACATTAGATTCTAGACAAGTAGCAAACTCTCAATATGGTAACACTATTGAAAGTATGTTAGGAAATGTAGCGATTAATAACGTTAATTTCTTAAATAGTAATGCATACGGCATCTCACCAGCGAATCTTACATTAACTGTAACTTATTTAGTTGGTGGTGGTGTAAATAGTAATACGGCATCTAATACAATTACAAGAGTATCAGAAATAACGACACTAAATGATACCACAGATTATACTTCCGCAGAACTTAATGCGTTTAATTCAGTGGTACAAAGTATGACCATCAATAATGATTTACCCGCAACAGGTGGTGGTGACGGTGAATCTATAGAAGAAATTCGTGAAAATGCACTAGCGTATTTCAACGCACAAAACAGAGTAGTTACGGTAGAAGATTACGCCGTTCGGTCATACGCATTACCATCCAAGTTTGGACGTATAGCAAAAACTTTCGCAGTTCGAGATGAACAAATTAATAGAATATTAGCTACACAAAGTGACCGCGTGTATGTAGATAATCCAGTTCGTCCAAATGTAATTAATCTATACACATTAGGATATGACACCAATGGAAAGTTAACAACACTTAATACTGTAGTCAAAGAAAATTTAGGACGATATCTCGAACAATTTAGAATGTTGACAGATGATGTTAACATTCTTGATGCCTTTATTATCAATGTCGGGGTACAATTTGACATCTCAGTACTAAGAAATTATAATGTTAACGATGTTCTCGCAAGAAGTATTGGTGCGGTTCAAGACTTCTTTGATATAGCTAAGTGGAATATTAATCAACCAATTATCCTAGCAGATTTGATGTACAATATTGGTTTAGTAGATGGTGTACAAACTGTAAAAAACGTTCGTATTTTCAACAAATACGAATATATAGATGGTACAGGATATCAACCATATC